AAGTTTACTTTTCAACACTTTATAAAGGCGATATCCCACTTCACAAGCTTTGAAAGTGTTTAAACTGCCTAAGCTCCATAAATCGATTCTAAGAGCCTTTTATAGTTTCCTAAGGTATACATCAAAAAAGCTTCTCATCGAGCATATACAGCTTATTCATTTTAGTTATAAGTAAGATTTTAACTATGAGAAAACAATCTAAGAACTTTGTCGAAATATTTGACTTTAGAATTTTAAAAGCTCATACTGGTATCAGGATTTGGGAATAAACCCACCTATTAAAGATGCACCATTTTGGTGCAACAAAGGAGCAAATAAAATTATGGCTACAATAAATAAATTACATTATGACGCTAGGGAATTTGATGTATTAAAGAATAATGGTTATTTCATAGTGATGCATAAATCTAGTGGCATGATTGATAGATTCAAAGTTAGGGCAGGCAATCATAATGAGAAGATGGTTTTAACTTTTCAAGGTGGTATCCATTTGCAATATGTCAGAAGAGAGAATTTTATAGGGCAATCGATAGACGGTGCTGGCAATATCAAGGCACAAGAAAGAAACAATAAGGTTAGACCTAAAATAAAAAGAACTCTTGTACTTAATCAAGATGGCAACTTAGTTAGAAACGGAGGTTAATTATAAGCTTATAACAAAAAAATAGGTTTTGAGATTTTCCTGAAAAAAATCTATACACTTAACAAATAACTAACACGGAGCAACAAATTATGAAAACACAACAACTAACTTTATTATCATTTTTCTTTGAAGACATGAGAATAATTGAAAAAATGTTTAAGGGTAAAAAGGAAGAGCTTAACAGCATTGACTTTGAAGCACCTGAAAATAATAGATTAAAAGATTATCCGCATCTTACTGATGTTGATTCTTGGGTAAATACCAGAATTTCTTCAAAAGAAATTACACCAGAAGGAGATGAAATTCGAAGAGAATACAGACTCAAGAATTTCTATTGGAGTGATAAGCCATCTATTAAGAATGACTTAGAATTAGTTTACATGAGAAAATATAGGGAGGAAGACAAAGAATAATTGTAGCCAAACCTGAGCAAGTTTCAAAACTGCTCAACCTAAACTTAACAACGGAGTAAAAATATATGACAATTCAAAACTTAATGATTGAAAGCAAATTATTCAAAGGAACTAGAGAGGAATATTTGCAAAAGGCTAAAGACGAACTTAATACCAGAGTGTTTAAACAAGCAGGTTATGAAGTACCTGATGTAAAAATCTCTTGCTCTTGGGCATTGGGTACGGCAGTTAAAAATAAAAAGACTCTTGGACAATGTGTTCCTAGAAGTTGGAGTAAGGCAAACATTAATGAAATAATGATTGTTCCAACAGTTGATGATAGCGTTGAAGTTATTGATACACTAGCTCACGAATTAGTCCATGCGATTGATGACTGCGAGAGTGGACACGGTGCAGGGTTTAAAAAGATATGCATGGCAGTAGGTTTAAACGGTGCATCTAAAATGACTCAAGCATGTGCAGGTGACGAGCTGAAGGCAACGATAAGAGATATTGTCAATGACATTGGCTTGTATCCTCACAATGAGTTAAAAATAAATCAACGCAAGAAACAGACCACAAGAATGTTGAAGGTATCTTGTACTGAGTGTGACTTTTCATACAGAACAAGTAGGAAGAACATTGGTAATATGGCTAACCACATTTGCAATGGTTGTGGAGAAGAAACTCTTATTGAAGAAACAGAAATGAGTTTTTAGATTTGTTGAGTGAGGGAAAAGGTTAAGCCCTGCCACCTATTAAAGAGCAGGGCGTTTAAACGGAGTATAAATTATGAGTAAAGAAATAAAACTACCTAACTTTAACGAAACAGTTAACGTGGATAAGGTAAATAATTTCTCACTTAGAGAGTTAAAGGCACTAGATAGATTGCTTGACGGCAAAGCTACTAAACAAGATTATAAAATTTTAAGAGGTAAATAATGACAGTAAAAATATATGTAGCTTCTTTAGAAGCATATAATCAAGGTAGAATGGTTGGCGGTTGGCTAACACCTAGCGACTATGAAGACTTTGATAAATTTAGATGGGCGATTCAAGATGCAACGGAATTTGCTGATGAAGTAGCGGTGCATGACTTTGAAGGAATCAGTTTAGATACAGAGTATCCAGACTTTGAAAAGCTTTTTAATTTTGTTCAAGCTATGGAAGACAGTCATTTAGATAATGATGCCATCATAGCTTATGCGGAAAACTGCTATAGAGATTATGAAGATTATATGGTAGATGAAGCTGAAGATAATTACTTAGGTATTTATGATAGCTTTCAAGAATATTCTGACGATTATGCAGATGAAATATTGATAGGTAATTCTCTGGATAGAGATTTTCTAGCTAGTTATTTTGATTATGAAAAGTTTGCCAACGATTTACAATATGAATACATGGCTCTAGATTTACCAAATTATCAAGTGGCAATATTTAAAAATTAAAAAGGAGGTATTAACAATGGCTAAATATAAAAACTTTGAAATAAGGAAAGGTAACCTTTTAGAATTTACTTATCATAATTTTGAAAATGATTTAACAGATTCTAGTTATGATAAAGATATTTGGGTTATTGAATCTGAAAATGAGGA